AAACCTATAGAATTTAATTCTGTTAATGATGATATCATTAATTAGGTTATTAGAGGTAAATTTGGAAACGGACAGGCAAGAATAGATGCTCTTACTGCTGCTGGATATGATCCTAAAGAAGTTTAGGCCGCTGTAAATACAAGATTAAGAAGCGCTTCTGTTGCTCCTAAGCAAGGAACTACTCCTACTTAGCCAGTTGTAGAACCTCCTACTTAGCCTGCTATAGAAACTCCTGCTGTAGCTCCAGTTCAGCAACCTACTACTCCTGCTTGGACATCTCCTGTAGTTGCTCCAGCTCCTATTAGAAATCAAGCAAGTACTAACCCAACTAATCCTAACAAACAGATGATGGTTGGAAGTGATTATAGACAATATAGAAGAGATTTTGCTAAGAAAAACGGATTAGTATTTGCTCCTAATTTATTTGGAGAACTTGGAAATAAGAAAGAACAATTTACAAATCCTAAAACTAATAGACTTGTTTCAGAACAAGAATTAGCAAGACTAGGATGGAATCCTTATTATAAAGAAGGCGGAAAAATTAATTATTTCCAACAAGGTGGACAAATTGACATTGTAACAAAAATTATAAGAGGACTTATTTCTAATCCTCAAGAAACTCTTGCCTCACTATCTCAATTAGCTCAACAAGATAAAGCTCAATTTAATGGTATTGTTCAAGAAATTGTAAAAAGAGCTCAAGATAAAAAGAATCCACAAATTGCACAAGAAGCAACGCAAGCTGTTGAAGTTCTTCAACAAGCAATGCAAGGTGGATAGCAAACTCAAGCTGCTCCTCAACAAGCGCCAGCTGCAAAGAATGGAGCTAAATTAAATTATCTCAGAAAACTTAAAGGTAAATGTCCTGAAGGAGAAGAGTTAGTTTATATGAAGGAAGGAGGAGTTGTTTGTTCAGTTTGTCAAAAGAAGAAAGGTGGAGAAGTAAAGAATGAAAATAAAAAGCAATTCTTTGGAAAAGATAAACAAGTAAAGAAAGAACAAGATGGGGGAAAAGTAAAAAATGATAGTATTACTGCTATTCAGAGAAGAAGTAAATTTGGAAACGAAATTGGAACAGAAAAACATGATAATGGATTAACAAAATCTTTTATGCAAGGTCCAGGTTTATCTAAGCCTTATTTCATGCAAATAAATAGAGGTGATACTACAGTAACTACTACTGGCCCACAACTAGGAGCTCAATATCAAACAACTCCGTCTCAAAGACAAGAAGCTATTAATTTCTTTAATGCTCAAGATACTCTACCTTTATTATATAAACAAAGAGTAACCACAGACGCAGCAATGTATAAAAGTGGAGGAAAAACTCAATTCTTTAAGAAACAACCTAAAGCTCCGCTTGCTAAATGTGGATGCAAAGCAAAGAAAAAGAAATAAGATATTTTAGTTGTTAATGTTAATGTTAATGTAGAATGAATAATTTTTTTGTATATAACAATGCAACTTCTACGTTAGAATTTGATGAACCAACAATACTTCTTGTAAGTGAATTTGCCAAATTGATGGAACTAGATAGAAATAAGTGTACTGAAGATCCTAAAGGTACTTTAAGAAAACGTGCTTTTAGAGAGTTAACTTATATCTATCTAGCTATCAATTGGCGTAGTCCTTATGCTGATTATTCAGAACAAGAAAGACATCAAGAAGCGTTGAAAGATGCTAAAATGACTGAAAAGGAATTCAATGATCCAGACTTTAGAGAAGCGTGTAGAAAGTATAGAAAATTACAAGAAAGTAATCGTTCTATAAAAATGTTAAACGCAGCTCAAAATACAGTCGATAAGTTCATTGATTACTTTAATAATATTGATCCTGAAGAAAGAGATCCTTTAACAGGCAAACCTATATTTAAGGTTAAAGATATAATGGCTGAAATTTCTTCACTTGATAAAGTTCTTGACGAATTAAAAATTCTTGAAGGACAAGTTAAGAAAGAAATGGAAGAAGAATCTTCTCTTAGAGCTGGAGCTACAGATGGATATAGACCTAACTTTTAATTTAGCTTAATATGGAAGAAGTAAAGAAAAAAAGAGGTCGTCCTAAAAAGCTACAACTTCCAGATGAAGTTCAACAAATAATTGATGAAGTAAAATAGAAAGAAGAACAAGAAATCCATCAAATAGTTATAGAAGAAAAGAAGAAAAGACAAGGGGAATGGGACTTTAAAGCAGACGATCCTATTCCTTACTTTGATCCTTTAAAGTCTTACGAATTAACTGGTTATAGACCAATTACTGCGACAGAAGGATTAGACTTTGATCCAGAATGGTTTATGGAAACCAGAAGAATTTACGAAACTAAAAATAGATATACTGATTATAAATACGGAACTAAAGCATACGCTGACTTCTGGGATACTCAGTATTTAAGATGTAGAGAAGGAATGACAGTAAATGGTTATACAATTACTGGAGATCATTACTTCTTTATAAACTTCTACAGACTTGAAGACTTAACTTCTGCTAAGAAAGCTGGTGGTGGTAGACAATATTCTTTCCCAAATTTCTTTGTAGCACAATATGAATATTTCCATTATATTGAATTGTGTAAACGATTAAGACTTAACTCAATCGGATTAAAAGCCAGAGGTGTTGGATTCTCAGAGATTGCAGCTGCTGTGGTAGTAAACACTTATAATTGTAGACCAAATACATTAGGAGTTGTAACTGCACAACAAGATTTCTATGTATCCAAAACACTTAGTAAATGTTGGTATCAACTTGAATGGCTTAATGATAATACACAAGGAGGATTCTTTAAATTAAGACAGAAGAAGAATACTGAATACGATAAGAAAGCTTCAGTTGTAAAGAAAGTAAATGGACAAGATGTTGAAGACGGATGGATGTCTGAAATAGTTGGTATTATTGCAGATAAACCTAATAAGATAAGAGGTGATCGTACTGATATCTTATTATATGAAGAGTCTGGTTCTTGGCCTAATTGGAAGAAAGCTTTTATACAAGGTGATGCTCTTGTAGGTATTCAAGGTTAGAAATTCGGTATTAAGATGGCTTGGGGTACTGGTGGTGACGCTGGTGCTGCACTAGAAGGCTTAGCCGATGCTTATGCTAATCCAGATGTTTATGATGCATTAGCATATTTAAATCGTTTTACACCTTCAGGAGAAGAACAAGTAACTGGATATTTTATTCCAGCATACGCTATCCTCAATAAAGAAGGATACCTCGATAATAGAGGATGGACAGATCCTGTTAAAGCTAAAGAGTTTTATGAATCAGAAAGAGCGAAGAAGTTAAACGATCCTAAAGCATTAGTATTATACTGCGCTGAGTATTGTTTTACTGCTGAAGAAGCTTTAGCTTTGGAAGGAGATAATAAGTTCAACAAAGTAAACATTGTTGATCAATTAACAAGAATTAGAGTCTTAAAAGAAGGTCCCAAAATTGAGACTGGATCTTTAGACTTTACATATAAGAATTCTAATCACTCAAGAGAAAATATAACAGGAGTTAAATGGATTCCTAGTGAACATGGAAAAGTAAAGATTGTAGAACATCCTATTTGGGCAGTTGATAATCTTACTGATGAAGATGGTAATCCGATTCCAAGACCAAATGAGCCTATACGTGATTTATATGTAGCCGGAGTCGACGGTATTGATATTGGTAAAGCACAAACTTCTGAGTATACAAAAGATCCATCTGATTTCTGTATAGTGATTAAGAAGAGAGTTTTTGGTAATCAACCACCACAATATGTTGCTATTTATAAGGATAGACCTAATGATGTAAGAGAAGCTTATAAGATTGCTATACGTTTAGCTATGTATTACAACGCATAGATAAACATAGAAGCAACTCGTGTATCTTTCCTTACTTGGTCTAAAGAACATAAGTTCTTAAGTTACTTTATGAAACGTCCTGCTGCAACATATCCTGATATTAATAAACGAAAGGCAAGTCAATATGGTAGTCCTGCTACAGAAGCAGTTATATCTCACCAAACAGATTTAATAGCTGACTATGTAAATGATTACTGTTACGTTATTTGGTTTGAAGAAATGTTATAGGAATTAAATACCTATACTGATGAAAACAAACGTAAATTTGATATTGTGGCTGCTATGGGTGAAGCCGAATTAGCAGACGAAGAAAAGATGGGTGTTGTACCAAAAGCAATAAAACAAGAGCCGGAAGCATACGAAGATGTAGGTTACTACACGGATGAAAACGGTATAAGACGTTTTGGAGTTATTCCGAAACCAAATCAAAATCAGGTTAGATATAATACTGATTTTGCACATGATAATAGTATTAACAGAACAAGTGATCCAAGATACAGATGAAAGAGTTAGAAAATGAAATAATATGTCTAATTGAGAAGATATACCATAAGAAATACGTAGGAAAGATAAAAGTGTCTGAATTAGAAAATGGATTTCAACTTACTCTAGGATTAAATCAAGAAGAAAAACCTTTAGTGATAGCTGCCGATATGTCTAAAGAAGATTTTTTATCTTTCATTGAAAAGGAACTTCACGAAAGACATTTGCATACAACTAAATATTATAAAGGAGTTAAATCTTATCCGCTATGAAAGATGAAGAATTAATTGAAAAAACCGATAGAGCTATCAGTGAATTAGTTATCGATAAAGTTAGTTTAAGAAAAGCATATAACTACTATAACGGTAAGATGGACAAAGATTAGTTCAAATTTATTGAAGATACTTATGGAATAGGAAGTCCTACTTCTGTGGAATTTATTCCGCTTATTAAAAAGCATGTTGATGCTTTATTAGGAGAGTATTTAGGAACACCTATTATTCCGAAAGTATCTTGTAAAGATAAAGGAACTATAAATAACATCTTTAGAGAGAAGTAGTTGCTTATCTCAAACGAAATATCGAATTTCTTCCAAAGACATTTAAGAAATTCTTTACTACAATTTGCTGATGGAAAAGATATTACTGATAAAAACATAGAACAGCAATTGAATACTTTAATTGAAGATTTAGAATAGAACTTTGTTTCTCAATACGAGATTGCAGCACAAAATGTATTAGAATACATTATGCAATCCAAAGAGACAGATATCTATACTAAATTAAGACAATTACTTCTTGACTTACTTATAACTGGTTATACCTTTTATAGAGTTAAACCTTCATCTGCTGGATCTAATGTTGAAATAGAAGTTTTAAACCCATTAGATACTTTTGTTGATAGAAACTTTGATTCTCCGTACATTAAGAACTCGTATAGAGCTGTTGTTAGAAAATGGTTAACTATTAATCAAGTTCTAAATCAATATGGTAAAGATTTATCAAAAAGTGAAATTAAACAACTCAAAGAGGATTGGAGAGAAATGGGAGGTTATGATGGTTCAACGTATTATGTAAGAACTACAAGTAGTGGTCTTATGGCTAATACTGAAGTAACTCCTGATCAAAGTAACTATAATGATTTTTATTACAAGAAACTCCCTGTATATGAAGTTGAATGGACTGAAACTGATGATAACTTTGTAATGTAGAGATACAGAACAGTTAGAATTGGAGGTCCAGAAGAAACTTATATTTTATTAGGAAAAGATGAAAATGTAATAAGATCAAAAGATTGTCCAGATAAATGTGGACTAACAGTTAATGGAGTTTATTTCTTAAATAGAAGTAACGAGCCTTATTCATTAGTATTAGCTTGTGCTTCTATGCAAGATAAATATAACTTACTTCACTACTATAGAGATAATCTTATCGCTAATAGTGGTACAGTCGGAGATTGGATTGATGAAACATTGATTCCTGCTCATTTAGGTGTTAATTTCCCAGAAAGATTAAAGAAATGGATTCAATACAAGAAACAAGGTATTGGAGTAATTAACACTCAACAAGAAGGAGCAATGTCAAATGGACAAGCTCCAATCAATACGATATTTAATGGATTTGATGATACAGTTAAAGCTCAAGCAATTCAAGCTATTAACATGGCTATTGATTCTATTGAGCAAACAACATCATCAATCACCGGAGTATTTAGAGAAAGACTTAATGGTATTGAGTAGAGAGATGCTGTTACAAATGTAAAGCAAGGAGCTACCAATTCATTCATAATTACTAAACCTATTTATCAACAAATGGATTTAGTAACTGGAGAAATACTTTTAGATTCTTTAAATACTGGAAAGGTAGTTTACAAGAAAGGATTAACTGGAACTCTTATTTTAGGAGAAAAATATCAAAAGATATTTACTGCTCTTCCAGAAAACTTTACAGTTAGTGATTATGATATACATATTATTACTAGTACAAGTGTTCTACAAGAGATGGAACAGATTAAAGCTGTAATCCCAGATCTTATAAAGAGTGGAGCATTTACTCCTGAAATAATTTTTGAAGCACTTACAACTAAGAGTTTAACTGAGCTTAAATATAAAGTTAATAAAGCTATGAGAAAGTAGAAAGAAGAGAACAATCAACTTAATCAAGCTTTACAACAAGTTGAACAACTTAATCAGTAGTTACAACAAGCACAAAGTGAATTATAGAAAGCTCAAACTAAAATTGAATCTCTTAATGAACAACAACTTCAACTTGATAAACAAAGACTTAAAGCTGAAACAGAACTTGAGTGGTATAAAGCTCAGACTGATAGAACTTATAAGTAGGAATCTAATAAAATTGATGAAAAGAAAGTTGAAGTAGAGCTTTATTAGATTAGAGACGGTAATCCTTACAACGACAAAGTTAATTTTGACAAGTAATTAACAAATTTGGATTTATTAGAAATTAATTCTATATTTAAACAATACAAATTATGCAACTATCTACTGAAATACTTTAGGACTTTGAAGGAACGATCTCTATAACTGATTACTCAGAATTAGAGAATTACTTAGCAGAAGAGTCTCCTTTAGATGTTCAAGTAACAAATATTTTTAAATACTCCGACACATGCACACTTAATGTTATTAAGTACCAGAATAGTTAGAAAGAAGAATTATTAAATGCAATCTATTCTAGACATGATGATGGAGATTCTGATTCTATTAGAATTCCTTTAAGGAGAGATGGATATTATACAGTTAACCATTTAGTACTTCCTTTATTAGAATGGGTATTCAAATGGATGACTAATTCTACCATAGCAGACTTACAATTATATAATTACATTTATTTCATTCATGATGAAAATGTTTACTATATAACTAACGTTGAAGCTACTGCTTTAAAGCAAGAAGGATTTACAATATTATCTATTTTAGAATCAGCTCATGTAGTAGATCCTCAAATATTAGGAGAAATAAATATATTAGGAACTACAATTTCTATATAGAA